CCACCCCCCTATGCATCGCGCCCCTCCCTTATTTTTCTCCGGAGGTAAAATCTGGGAAGGGGTTTTCGGTCTCTACCGGGTCTAGTCTTTCCGTGCTCCTTTCTTGAGGGCCGGGTAGAGGCCGTAAATCTCTTCCCTATGATTAGATATGGAGATGGAACTTGGGTATAAAGCGTAAGAAAGTACCAGAAACAGCAGAAGAAGCCGAACGATCTATAATCGGTGCGGCCATGGAACTTGCCGAGAAGCAAATTCGAGAGGGAACTGCCAGCCCAGCCGTTCTACTTCACTTTTTGAAGGCCGGTGCTACCAGAGAGCAACTCGAACAAGAGAAGTTGATTAATGAAACTAAACTTGTTCAAGCCAAAGTTTCTGCTCTGGAGAGCGCAGTACGAACTGAGGAGCTGGTGTCGGAAGCTCTACAAGCGTTCCGTTTATATTCGGGAGGCTCAGATGCTGAGCTATAGTGAAATGATTCGGTACCCGACCTTCGAGGAACGACTCCAATATCTATCATTAGATGGAGTACCGTTCGAAGAAACTTTTGGCCACGCTCGATATCTGAATCAGCAATTCTATATGTCTTATCTTTGGCGAAAAACAAGGACTGAAGTTATTGCTCGCGATAACGGATGCGATCTTGCGCTAGATGGTTATCCAATACATAGAGATATCTTGGTCCATCACATTAATCCAATAACCATACGGGATATCGAATCCAAAAATCCTTTGGTGGTTGACTTAGATAATTTGGTGTGTGTTTCATACAATACACATCGCAGTATTCACTATGGAACAAGTGCTCTGGCATTGGAGGATTTCAATCCGCGCCAGCCAAATGACACTATATTATGGAGGCGAACTACATGACCATTCTTAACGAAGTAAAATCGTATCTAGGATTGGACTCGGACGAGTCATTCGATGCCGAACTACGAAACATAATCGATGATGCTTTAGCGCAAGCTTCTCAAATTTCTTCGCATCGGGAAGAACTTTACAATACCGATGAATTTCCAGGAGAGACTCACGGTAAACTATTGCGTAGCTATGTTTTTTATAGTGTTCGCTTGGCATTCGATCCACCGCCTACATCGTTTGCTATCGAATGCGTTTCTAAGCTAAAGGAGGAGGCAGCATGGAGAATGAGCCTTTAGAAGATTCCTTAGCCCATTGGGGAGTAAAAGGTATGCGATGGGGCGTTCGTCGAGGCCGCGTCATCGAGGGTAAGCGTTCCAAAGGCGATGGGGCTGAGCAATCTCCGAAAGCTAAGTCTGGATCAGTTCGCGGGTTCTTGCAACGACGCCGTGATCGAAAAGCTCGACCCAACGAGAGTCGAAAAATGAAAGCAGCTCGCTATGAGCGAGAAAAGCTTGAGAAAATTCCGATTCACTATCTTACCAACACAGAGCTTAAGACAAAGATTGAACGAGCAAAGCTTGAAAAAGAAATGCGAGAGCTTGAAGCTCGACCGGAATCTGGAGCATCTAAGTTCATTAAGGATTTGGTCAAATCCGAGACTGGCAAAATTGCGTCAGCTGCTGGAAAGAAGATTTCGGATAAGCTAACTAGTGAAGAAACTCTGAAGTCTATCCAGGCTCTTATGTCCAAAAAGGCTAAACCAGCCAGAAGTCCTGCTGTAAACAATCTTATCAAACGAGTTTCTGGTTCGAAATGACATTATCAAACACGGCTACTCCTAAGTATTATGGAGAATTTAGGGACAGAGTTTTACGCGGAGAAATTCCGGTTCCAAAAACCATTGAAATGGAGATGAACCGGATTGATGCTCTAATCGCTTCGCCTAGGTATTATTACGATGATACAGCCATTGACGGTTTTATCAAGTACTGCGAAAATGAGTTAACGCTGGTTGACGGCGGAGACTTTAAGATGCTAGATAGCTTTAAGCTATGGGCCGAATCGCTATTGGCGTGGTTTTACTACGAAACCGTGTCCGAATTCGTTCTTGATGAGACTGGCCATCACGGCAAGTACGTTCAAATAGAGCGTAAAAGAAGGCTTGTAAATAAGCAATACCTTATTGTTGGTCGTGGTGCAGCAAAATCTATGTATATGTCGTTCATCCACGCATACTTCTTGAACATAGATCCTTCTTCTACGCATCAAATAGCCACGGCTCCGACGATGCCCCAAGCAGAAGAAACTTTATCTCCATTGAAGACAGCTATCGTTCGATCTAAAGGGCCGTACTTCAAGTTATTGACATCTGGATTAGTATCTTCGGGTAAAGGTGGTCGGGCTCAGAAGACATTGTTGGATAGTACCAAGAGAGGTATTGAGAACTTTTCCAATAGTTCTTTACTGGAAGTTCGTCCAATGAATGTTGATAAGCTACAAGGCCTTCGAAGTAAGATCAACACTGTTGATGAATGGCTTTCCGGAGATGTTCGTCAAGATGTTATTGCTGCTTTAGAGCAAGGTGCTTCTAAGATTCAAGATTGGGTGGTCTTAGCAGTATCGTCAGAGGGAACGGCTCGAAACGGCGTCGGCGATTCTATCAAAATGGAATTAATGTCCATCTTGAAAGGCGACTACTACGATCCCCACACCTCTATCTGGTACTACCGACTCGATAACGTAGACGAAGTTGGCGACCCCAATATGTGGGTTAAAGCTCAGCCTAATATTGGAGTTACAGTATCATACGAAACGTACCAGCGAGATGTCGCGAGAGCTGAGAATGTTCCTTCAGCGCGAAACGATATCCTAGCGAAGCGTTTTGGAATTCCTATGGAAGGATATACATACTTCTTTCCATATGAAGAAACGCAGCCGCACCCACATCGAGAGTATTGGCAAATGCCTTGCGCTATGGGAGCAGACTTATCGCAAGGAGATGACTTCTGTGCATTTACATTTTTGTTCCCATTAGCAGACGGAAGTTTCGGAGTAAAGACAAGAGCATACATTACAGTCCGAACTTTTGATAATCTTCCGGCAGCAGGGCGGCTAAAGTATGAAGAGTTTATTCGTGAAGGATCCTTACATGTTCTAGAAGGAGTAGTTCTAGACATGATGGAAGTTTATAACGATTTAGACGAATACATACTAAAGTCTGAGTACGATGTCCGAGCTTTTGGATACGATCCATACAATGCTAAAGAATTTGTTGAGCGTTGGATTGGTGAAAACGGTCCTTATGGGGTTCGGAAAGTTATTCAAGGAGCAAAAACTGAAAGTGTTCCTCTAGGGGAGCTAAAAGCCCTTTCCGAAAACCGTATGCTTCTCTTCGACCAAGAATTGATGAGCTGGGCTATGGGCAACACCATCACCCTTGAAGATACCAACGGCAACCGAAAGATTTTAAAGAAGCGAATGGATCTTAAGATCGACTCGGTTGCAGCAATGGTTGACGCATGGGTTGCATATAAAAGTAACAGCGACGATTTTAGATAGGAGGGAAATGAAAGTAACTTTTAGAGATAGATTGTCCAGCGCCTGGAACGTTTTTGCGAATCCTATTACAGAAACATCCACTCCTCGCATTGTAGCGCCTTCGTATGAAAGTCGTTATAGGCCGACGGGCCCGATGAATCTCATTCAGACGATGTATAATAAGATCGCAATCGATGTTTCCAACATTCCGATTCGACACGTTAAAGTAGATTCTCTAGGGAAGTACGATAGCGAGTATAATAGTTCGTTGAATCGGTGCTTAACATTAATGGCGAACAAGGATCAGACTGGTCAAGCATTTATTTACGAATTGACGTATACAATGCTTGAACAGGGAGTTGCGGCTATCGTACCAGTCGATACTACTAACGACATTATGGATTCTCCTATGCCTGGATCGTACGAAATTCTGTCTATGCGAGTAGGCAGGGTTGTTGAGTGGTATACAGACTCTGTACGAGTTGACGTATACAACGATCGAAAAGGTATTCGAGAACAAATTCTGTTACCAAAAGATGTAGTATGCTTAGTGCACAGTCCCCTTTATGACGTAACCTCTCGTAATGGGGGTATGGCGCAAAGGCTGAGCCGCAAACTAGATGTACTGGACTCATTCGATAATTCTGCGCTGGGAAAACGGTTGGATTTGATTATTCAACTTCCGTATACCGTGCGCGGAGAGATGCGCAAAGAGCAAGCAGAAGTCCGACGTAATGCAATCGAAGACCAACTCAGGAATTCTGAAGTTGGGGTTGCTTATGTGGATGGTGCTGAGAAGATCACGCAGCTAAATCGTCCAGTCGAAAACAATCTGTTGGACCAGATTAAATACCTAACTGAGTATTTGTATAACATGCTAGGCTTTACTGAATCAGTATTTGATGGAACGGCTGATTCTAATGTAATGCTTAGTTACCAGAATAGGACGATTCGACCAATTCTGAATGCTATCGTAACCACGATGACTTATACATTCATTACACAGAAAGGTCAAACCACGGGACAGCGAATCATCTACGTCCGCGATCCATTTGCAAGCGCACCACTGGACTCGATCGCGTCCATGGCACAGACATTCATCACGAACCTGATCATGACGCCTAATGAAATCAGGTCGATTATTGGTCTTCCGCAGTCGCAAGATGCAAATGCTGACAAACTAGCAAACCCATACACCACATCGGCAAATACGGCTGATGCGCAAGGGTCTGAAGAAGGAGAAAACAATCAAAATGGAAGTTGATATCACAAAAAGCGACTTCCAGGGCTGGGCTACGGTAGCTGGAGTAAAGTGTTCGGACGGTCGAGTAATCGGCAAGCACGCGTTCGACGCTAACGACGGCGCCACAGTTCCCTTGGTGTGGCAACACGGACATAATGAAGTCACGAATGTTTTGGGATACGCTTATCTTAAGCGACAAGATAAGGGTATCTATGCGTACGGCTTTCTGAACGGAACCACGCAAGCCGATCACGTTCGTGACATGATTACTCACGGCGATATTGATTCCCTTTCTATCTTTGCCAATCGGCTGAAGCAGGAAGGCAATCTTGTTCATAGTGGGAACATTGTTGAGGTTTCTTTAGTTTTGGCCGGAGCAAATCCAGAAGCCCGAATTGAAGACGTCAGCGTATCTCATTCCGAATCCGGAGAATACTCAGCAAACATTTTCTGCACGGATGACGACGCAGAACATGCTGATAAGAAGGACGAAGACGAGGAAGAGACTTCTGACTCCAAGGATGAAGAAAAGACTTCTGATTCCAAGGATGAAGAAAAGACTTCTGATTCCAAGGATGAAGAAAAGACTTCTGATTCCAAGGATGAAGAAAAGACTTCTGACTCCAAGGATGAAGAAAAGACTTCTGACTCCAAGGACGAAGAAAAGACTGTCGCAGATATTTTGGATACATTTAATGATGACCAAATGATGGTGCTTGAATACCTTTTGGACGAAGCACTTAAAGAAAAAAACCAAGACCAAAACCCATCCGAACAGGAGAATGATATGAAGCACAATATCTTTGAATCTAACGGCGAAGCATCGCCCGAAAACACGTTGAAGCACTCCGAGATCTACACCGAAATTGCAAAGCTTGCACAATCTCACGGAACTACCCTCTCCTCCGAACTCGCACACGCCGATTACGGAATCGAGAATATCGGTTACCTGTTCCCTGATGCAAAGCTTGACAAGGATCCCTCGTTCATTAACCGAGATCAGTCTTGGGTGACGGATGTTGTCACCGCCGCTCGTCACTCGCCTTTCGCCCGCGTCAAGTCGGTGTTCGCTGATATCCGTGACGACAAGGCTCGAGCAATGGGTTACGCCAAGAAGGGCTCCAAGAAGATCGACGAGGTCTTTCGTCTCCTTACCCGAACCACCAACCCCACCACGATCTACAAGAAGCAGAAGCTGGACCGTGACGACCTGGTCGATATTACTGATCTCGATGTCGCGGCATGGGTTCAGAAGGAAATGCGCATCAAGCTCCAGGAAGAACTCGCTCGTGCAATTCTGATCGGTGACGGTCGTACTGCGGACAACCCCGGAAAGATCGACGAAGAATCCATTCGACCGATCCTTCGCGAGAACGATCTGTTCGCAATTCACAAGGTGATCGAGAAGACTGTTGAGGATGCCGACCTTATTGACACCATTGTCATGGCGCTCGCGGAGCTTGAGGGTACTGGAGCACCGACCCTTTTCATGGCCAAGACGCTCTACACCAAGCTTCTCCTCCTGAAGGACAAGGACGGCCGTCGCCTCTACTCGAATGCAGAAGAGCTTCGCTCCGCGTTCGGCAATGTGGCTAAGATCGTGACCGTTCCCTACTTCGAAGGTCTTCAGCGCGATCTGGGCGAAAACAAGAAGGGCGACGTTCTCGCAATTGCAGTCAACATGGCTGACTACACCATTGGTGCAAATGCTGGCGGTGAGCTTGGTCTCGCAACCGACTTTGACATCGACTTCAACCAGTACAAGTACCTGATGGAGACTCGCTGCAGCGGTTCTCTTACCGTTCCTTACTCTGCTCTCACTGTTACCCGCAAGGCAACGGCCTGACCATGAGTAGGTTTTCCGGTCTGCTTGGCTTCGTCAGAACGGAATTATCTGACGGAGGCATTTACAACGAAGTATCTACTGAAATCAAGGCTAAAGGAACTTTCAGAAAAATTTCCAGCCGAGTATACAGTGAACAAGAAGTGAATGCCTCCGTTAGATTGGCCAATGAAATCTCAGTTATTGGCAACAATGAGATTTTCAATCACTTAAATTCTTTAAAGTATGTAGTTTGGAAGGGCACTAAGTGGTCCGTCACTACAATTACTTTGGAGCCCCCGAGAGTAATCATCGTACTTGGCGGGGTGTATAATGGCAACGTTTAAAGAAGCCCAATCAATCTTGTCAAAAATTGTAGGACACGACCGAGTTTACTTTCAGCCGCCAGAAAACCTCAAAATGGCATATCCAGCCGTTGTTTTCCATCTGTCGGATTTGTCATCGACTCGTGCGTCTAATACAGTTTTTTCAATGCGAGATCGATATACGGTAACAGTCATGGATAAACATCCATTTCCGGAATACCTATACGATTTGCAAAAAGTACCCTATACGAATCTTGATACCACCTATCGTGTAAACGGACTAAATCATTTTGTTTACACAATGTACTTATAGAAGGAGTTAGCAAATGACTGCTATCACTTGGGATGCGGCAGGATCGCATGTATACCACACTGGTGTAAGTAAGGGCGTCCTTTACGTTTTCGATAACTCGACGAACGCCTACAAGGATGGCGTGGCGTGGAATGGTCTTAAGACCGTTACCGAATCCCCCTCGGGTGCCGAAGCCACCTCTATTTACGCCGACAACATCAAGTACCTCACCCTGACCTCGGCTGAGGAATTCAAGGTGACTATCGAAGCCTACACCTACCCGGACGAATTCGCAGAGTGCGATGGAACTGCTCAGCTGGCAAAGGGTGTGACTGTCGGTCAGCAGAACCGCTCCCGCTTCGCTCTGTGCTACTCGACCATTCTGGGCAACGACACAAAGGGCGACCAGTACGGTGAGCTCATTCACGTGGTGTACGGCGCTGTCGCATCACCTTCGGAGAAGGCATACGCTACTGTGTCGGACTCCCCGGACGCAATTGCATTCTCTTGGGAATGCAACACCACTCCGGTTGCCGTCCAGGGTATGAAGCCTGCCTCGCTTCTTACGCTCGACAGCACCAAGGTCGACGCCACCAAGCTGAAGGCAGTTCTCGACAAGCTTTACGGCTCTGCCACTGCTCAGCCGAAGCTTCTCATGCCTAATGAAATTATGGCACTCGTTCGGTGACCTTATGTTTTTAGCCCTTTTTCTTCCGGCAGAAGAACGCTTTAACGAGCATGACAATAGTTTTACAGATTTTCCGGAAGAACGAGTATTATTGCTACACAGCCTAAAATCTGTAAGCCTATGGGAGTGCAAATACAAGCGTTCTTTTCTAGAGTCACCCCCGTCAACTCCTGACGAGGTGATGTACTACATTCAATGTATGTCCGATCGAGAACTGGGAGATACATTCTTCCAGCGATACGATGCTGACATACAAAAACAGGTCATTGATTACATTAGTGACCAAAAAACAGCTACGCATCTACTAGAACAATCTAGCAATAATCAAGGCAGCTCGGACACACTAACCTCCGAACTGCTTTATTATGCAATGTTCCAAAATAACATCCCGATAGATGTTGAGGAATGGCATCTTAGTAGACTACTAGCACTACTTCGAATTTTTTCAGCTAAAAATTCACAGGCAACAAAAACTAATGATCCGAGATCGAGCGCGGCTGCCAGAAGTGCTCTCAACATGGCTAGACGATCTCGAACGAATTCCAAAGGATAAACCATGGATTACACTAATTTGCAAGCAGACCGCAACTGCATTCTTAACGATGCTCGCGGGTACTCTCATATGGAAGGACGCGATGGTGTTAATATCCGTCATATCGTTCTTCACCACAATGCTGGGGTTCGACAGAGCGGCGAAACTGTAGCCAGGTTCTGGGAGCGTAGCGGTACGTCAGCGCACTACCAGGTCGAAGACGATGGTACTGTCGTTCAGATCGTTCACGACTGGGATACCGCATTCCACGCTGGCGACTGGAACGAGAACCTCTGCTCAATCGGTATCGAACACGCCAATATTTCTGGCGCGCCTGATTGGGAGCTTTCCGAAGAGACTATTCGGTCCGGTGGTAAGCTGACTGGAGCTCTTTGCTACGGATACAATCTTGGCTACCCCGTTTGGGGCCAGAATGTCTTCCCGCACTCTAACTTCACGGCCACCTTCTGCCCCGGTCAGATTCGTGACGAATACCGAGATCGTTACATGCAGTACGCACAGGAAATGTACCGCGAGCTGTCTGGCGACGAGACGCATGGGTCTAGCGGCTCGAACGATTCGATCAAGGAACGTCTGTGCGAAGCACTCCATGCAAATGGTGTCGACGAGCTCCCTCAGCGAGCTAATGCGCTTATTTCGGCATCTTCATATGGTGGTGAGACCTTCCCGTACGGAGTTGAGTTCACTCAGTCTACCGTCGGAACCTATGTCGACGGAATCTGGGGCCCTGACAGCCGTGATGCACACGATGACACGACCGGCAAGGTCCAATCAATTCTTGGTGTTGAGGTCGACTTCATCGTCGGACCGATCACCGAAGCTGCACTTAAGGCAGCAATTGCCTAACTGAAAGGAGGCAACGCCCATGATCTCTATGCATCTAGATGGAGATTTCGAAACTTCAAAATGGTTGAAATCTTTTAGGATTCAACGTTTTCGTAACATCCTGAACGAAGCTGGACGAATGGGCGTTGCCGCCCTATCAGAGGCAACCCCGGTTCGAACCGGAAAAACGGCGTCTTCGTGGGAGTATGCCATAACCGAAACAGAAACCGGAATGACTGTTACTTGGTATAACACCCATGTTAATTCGGGCGTTCCTATTGCTGTTATTCTGCAGTACGGACATGGCACCGGAACCGGCGGCTTCGTAGAGGGAATCGATTACGTCAACCCTGCAATGAAGCCAATCTTTAATAAAATAGCGGAAAAGATTGAGGAGGCCGCCCGAAATGTCTAAAACGATCGACAATAAAGTCGTTTCCATCGAGCTTGAAGATAAGAAGTTCGCTGGTAAAGCAAATGAGGTTCTTGGTACTCTATCTAAGTTAAAAGAGTCCATGAATTTCAAAGCTGTCGGTAACGCTTTCGATAGCATCACAGCAAACATCCCAGTTGAACGTATGGATCAACTTCGCGGAGCTGTCGAAAAAGTTTCGACTGGGTTCTCAGTTCTTAGTGGAGCTGCTGCGGTTGCTTTGGGAAACATTGCTTCTAAAGCAATCCAAACCGGCGCCTCGATGCTGTCATCTTTCACTCTGGAACCTATCATGGACGGCTTCCGAGAGTACCAAAGCCAACTCGACTCAGTTCAGACAGTCCTTTCAAATACTGCCAGCAAAGGTGAGACCATTGCTACAGTCAACGCAGCCCTCGACGAACTAAATGCGTACGCAGATAAAACAATCTACAATTTCGGCGAGATGACCCGAAATGTCGGTACGTTTACTGCGGCAGGCGTTGGACTAAATGACTCCGTGGCAGCAATTAAGGGTTTCTCTAATGTCGCCGCCGTGATGGGAGCCAACTCAGAAAACACCGCTCGCGGTATGTACCAGTTATCTCAGGCACTTGCTACCGGAACTGTAAAGCTGATGGACTGGAACTCAATTGCTAATGCTGGTATGGGCGGCGAACAGTTCCAGGAAGCCCTCAAGCGAACTGCTCGTAACCATGGCAAAGCGGTTGACGAGATGATCGCTAAGGAAGGCTCGTTCCGAGAATCTCTTAAGCACGGTTGGTTGGACAGTTCGGTTATGTTGGAAACTCTGAAGCAATACACGGGAGACCTTTCTCGCGAACAGCTTCTGAACATGGGATACACCGAACAGCAGACCGAAGAAATTCTGAAGATGGGCGAGACTGCTAACAATGCAGCAACCAAGGTTAAGACTTTCAGTCAGCTTATTGGAAATATTAAGGAAGCTCTTGGTTCCGGATGGGCATCTATTTTCCGAATCATTTTCGGCGACTTCGAGCGAGCCCAAAATCTTTGGACTGGCGTAGCAAATGCTATCGGCGGTGGCATCGATGCTGTAATGGGCGGCCTAGTTAACATCCTTAAGCGATGGGACGAATTAGGTGGTTGGTTCGATCTGTGGGAAGGGCTTGGCGCTCTATTCACGAACCTCCTTCGTCCTATTGGAGCCCTCGGTGAGGGTATAATCTCCGTATTTAATGGCGATGCTGGTCAAGCCTTGTTCAAGTTTACCGCGTTCTTTAGGCATGAGATCGCCGATTGGATTCGAATCTCCGACGTGTTTGCAGCAGATTTGAAGTCTATCGGAAAGGCAGTTGGAGTTGCTCTTGGAGTCGCAGCCGGAGCGCTACTAAGCTTTGCGAAATTTGTTTCTATTGTTGCGGTTAATGTTGCAAAATTTGGCTTGACCTTGACTGGGGCGGTGGTTCGTCCGATCGTACACCTTATGGGTAAGATTGGCGACCTTACGGCAATGTTTAAGGATTGGTTCTCTACGTTGACTAGCGGCCTATCGCCTCTCGATTCGCTGTCTCAATCCTTAAGCAAGGGCATCGGGTACCTTGGAAAATGGGTAGATGCATTCGTAGCTATTGTGAACACCGGTATCGATTCAATTTTCGCAATTATCGGGAAATCCGTATCCGTTGCTAGCGACTACGTGAAGACTTTCGTCAATGTACTTCGAATCTTTGTCTATATAGCAAAGGACGCTTTCGGAGTACTTACTGATAAGGTAAAAGACTTCGTCAAACAAATCGGTATTCTCGATAAAACGAAGCAAGTATTTGACAATATCGGGAAGAGGTTCGAAGCACTTAGCGAAAAAGCAAAGAATGTAGTAGATCCTAAGATTTCTAAACAGATTGCCGCTATCACAGATCCGTTCTCGAAGTTTGAAAGCGTCGTTAAGCGCTCCGGTTCCTTCGGAGCAATATTCGATCAGGCAGAGCTTGAAGTATCATCAGTGCTTGCCCAACGAACGACTGATCATATGGCAAATCTTCGTTTGGAAATGGATGCAGTCCGTAAGATCGGCGGAATGCTGCAAGATAAGTTGGCTACTGTATTCTCTGCGCCCGTCCAAAGCATTAAGAAATTTGTAAGTGGGCTTAAAGATATCAACCGTCAGGGAGACTTCTTTAACGGCTTGTCTATTCAAATGGATTCATTTGCCGACAAGCTCGAATACCTAGGTTTTGATGTCAGTAGTTTGCGACCTATTTTACAAAACGTAACTAAGGGTCTCCAAACGATGACTGCTAAGCTTACTCATTTCTTTGAAGGCTCGATTGAAGCTGTTAAAGCTGTTATCGCTTGGGTTAAGAACGGCTTCCGAAACTTCTCTGATGAGGCAGTTAACTCTTTCGCTAAGTTTGGAGTTGTAGGCGGTATTCTATATACCGTTGGAACCACGGTTGTTGGACTTGCTAAGTCTGTCGCTAGTGGCACCAAGACAATTTCGACTGGCTTTGCTAATGCTGCCAAATCAGTTCGAACATTCGTCAACGAAAACAAGACCTTCCAAGAATTCAAGGCCAATATGGCCAAGGCATTCGATAATATGGGCAAGATGCTGTCAAATATCGGCACTCGATTCGCCCATGCCTTCGACAATGTATCATTCGCTGATGTCATCAAGGGTATCTTCAATGCTGGTGTTCTCGCCATTGTAGCGAAGATGGTAGTCCGTTTCTTCCGGAATCTTAACAATACTGTAAATGACGTAAAGAACTTTACAGGACGTGTTAGTGAGATCTTGGATTCGGTTACGAAGTCCCTTAAGGCAATGACTGACCAGCTAAAGTCCAAAGCGCTTAAGAACATCGCAGTTAGCATCGCAATTCTTGCAGCTGCGCTATTTGTGCTGGCTGCAATTCCATCGCAACAGCTAATGAACGCGTTGACGGCTATTGGGGCTCTTACTTTAGGGCTAGTAGTCGCCATGAAATCGCTTTCTAAGTTGGAAATCCCTGAAGGTAAGCTAGCCAAGCTAGGTATAGTGTCAGTTCTTCTTGCTGGAAGCGTCTTACTTCTAGCTTTCGCCATTCGAGCAATTTCAAGCCTCGACGGCGATCAAATCATGAAGGGTTTGGCTTCTATTGGCGCACTAGTTGCCGGAATGACCGCAGTTGCTAAGGTTCTTAGCAAAGACGGCGTGACGGTAATCAAGGGAACCGGTCTAATGCTGGCGATGGCTATCGCAGTGAAGATGTTAACCAAGCCGATTGCTAAATTGGGAACCATGGATACTGGAACTCTAATGCAAGGCTTGATCGCAGTCACGGTTGTCATTGCTGGAATCGGAGCAGCAGTTGCTGCAATTGCCGAGTTCTCGAAGGACGGTGGTATTACTATTGCCGCGGCTCTATTGGTCATGGGCTTGGGACGAGCAATTAACGCACTTTCCGAAGCAGTTCTTACCTTTGGTAATATGGACTTCGCAACTTTGGTTCGTGGTATTTTTGGTATTGCTGCCTCCTTCGGTGTTCTAATTGGGGCACTGGCATTGATTCCTAAGGAGGCTAGCGTCTCGTCATTTGGGCTTTTGGCAATCGTTGTCTCTCTTGTTCTGATCGCCAATGTGATTCAATCATTCTTGGCGTATGACTGGGGAACGCTCTTGTCTGCAACCTTCAAAATGGCAGCAGTTATGCTTGCTTTAGTAGGCATCGCTATGATGGCACCTGACGATTCGTTTGCTGCTGAAACGTTTATTATCCTAGCAGGGGCTATGTGGTTGCTTGCTCAGGCAATTAAACAGTATGAAGACATTCAACCGGGTACTATCGTTAAAGCATTGCTGGCTATTGCTGGTGGAATTGCGGTTCTTCTTGCCGCTGCCGCGATCGCACCTCTTGTAGCGCCAGGCTTAGCAATTCTAGTTGGGGTTATTACAGATCTGGTCGGGATCGCTTTGGTCTTCGTTGGTGCAGTTACTGTTTTGGTTATTGTGCTTACAGCATTCTTTGCCTTACTGGCTTCCGCAGGTCCTATCATCGGCGGAGGATTCGCAGCTATGGCTGCTGGTATTGCCGCTGGAACCAAGATTCTGAAGTCGGTTGCTCCGGATTTGGCTTCTGCTCTACAAGAAACCTTTGGGGCATTAGCAGCAGCGGCTCCATCGTTCGGAGCAGCTATGATGGCTATGATGATGGCTATCATGCCTGTAATCGGAGCTGCCATTGGACAGATTTGCATAATCATCGTCGAGCAAGGACCTAAGTTAATTGAGGCTTTGTTCGTAGTATTGACTGCTTTGTGCCAGCAGCTGATTGAGTTCATGCCGACTCTTGTCCAGACAATTGTTGCTCTTGTAAGCGCAATTATTGATGGTTTAATCCAGCTACTTCCGAAGTTTGGTGAATTAGCCATTCAGATGGTGACTACTCTCTGCCAAGTTCTTGTTGCGAGTATTCCGCAGCTAGCTGACGCGGCATTAAAATGTGTCGTTGGTTTGCTTGAAGCGATTCGAGATAATATTGGCAGGGTGGTTTCCACCGGTTTGGAGATCATGGGGGCCTTCATCGAAGGTCTTGCCGAAGGTATGGTTGAACTCGTGAATGCTGCCTTCCGAGCGGTTATCACGTTTATCAACGGTCTAGCCGACGCATTCGATCGCTATGGACCCGAGTTGAATAGCGCTGTTGATCGTCTTATTAATAGCATTTTCAACTGGCTTAGCGATGGTATGGGTAGAATAGGCAACCGAATATGGGGAAGCCTTACTTCGTTGGGTAACAACTTAGTCCAAGGCATCTGGAATGGTGTTTCAGGGGCCTGGAGTAGGTTTACTTCCTGGCTGAGCGGATTGGCTCAAGGCGCTATTAATAGGGTTAAAAGCATTTTCGGTATTCACTCGCCATCACGAGTGTTTGCCGAAATCGGTAAGTTCTTGGTTCTGGGTCTTGGAGTCGGCGCTAAGCGTAATGCAAACCAAGCTCTCGATACAATGGGTAAAATTGCAAACGACGTCATCGATACGTTTGATGTTAATGCAGACTACGAGCCTACGATCAAACCGATCGTTGACGATAGCGCAATTCGATCGTTCGCTAACGAAACATTCGAAAATGCTAAGTACTCGATTGGTGCTGAACCATATAATGACCGAGTTGCATTGAGTCGTGAGTTTGCTGCTTTGCGAGCTGAACTAGGTGTTCAAAAGCAAGTGGTGTTCAATCAGTACAACAACTCCCCGAAGGAAATTGGTCTTGAGGAGTTGCACAACCAAACAGTTTCTCAACTTGCATACATACGAGGAGTAGTATAAATATGTCAATTAGGGCTATTAGAATCGGACTTGAAGATTATGGATTCGACTTTGCACCCTACGGATGGTGTCTTTCTAGTATTTCAGGAGATCTAATCCCGTCGAAGTCGGTCAGTTTTTCTGGTTCCGCTGTAACTAGCGTTTCTGACAATTCTCGTTCTATTTCGTTCACATTGGCTCCAACCGAGCAGCTTCCGCAATTGAATTATAGACAGATCTGTACTGATATTCAGGCAATGAAAGAGCTCATTGTATACGATACAGGAACGTATCTTAAAATATCTCAAAATGCAACTACAGGTGCTGTTACTACTAGTAGGGAAATGCTGGGCGCTATTTCATGCCCCTGTATTGTAACTGCTTGTACGTATAACTACAGTGACGCAAACCCTCGAATTACGTTTACGGTAGGCCTGACTCGAAATTACTTTAAGCAGCATGATGTTCAACCTACTAATCTGGTTACTGTTGCGCTATCTTATGGTAATCGAAAGACTCTAAGCGCATCAATTCCTTCATATAGCGGAGAATTCTACGAATATTCGTGGCGACGAGAAATTGTAGTTCTCGGTAATACTTCCTATTACACGAAAATGCGATTCATAGATGGCGATGCGGCAATTGTAAACTTACAGTCAATTCCTTCCGGAAATTTAAGGATATACCGAGCCGGAAACTTTGAAGTATTTACGCAACAGAAATCTTATACTGGTTTTATGTACAATAATCTATTAGACCCAGTGTGTGATTTAGAGGGAATTGAGAATATGTTTTCTCTATCATTACCCTCAGTTTCCTCAAATACGTATACTAGAAATCAATTCCAGGCGATTGATACTGTTTCTATCACTCCGGTTAGGTATATTCTATGAACAACACGGCGTATGCATTAGAAGCTGCTCATGTTCGCGTTATCGATCGTATGTCGTACATAAATCGATTGAATGTACTAGATATATCAGTTAGAGTTACAAATACATCGTTCGACGTCGATCTAATTATTCAATCGACGAAGCCTCCTTGGCTAGGAAATATTATTAGTGTTTTCGCAATCGACTATAGTAAACCTAACCAGTTCGCAACCCGTGTGGATCTGGGTAGTGCTATAGTATACGCCGTAGAACGAACCTCAACTAATATATATAGATTAACATGTGGTTCTTTATGGGAATTTTTCAAGCGTAAACCTCTTAAAAACCTAGCATGGAAATATAGCGCTGGCGCGAACGAGATTCGTATACATGTTTTGGGTGGACAAAGTACTCGAGACGAAAAACTACCATTAAATTTGGAAGCCGCTATTACATCCAGTATCCGTTTGTGGGGGATGAAGACTACTGAAAATATTTGGGAGAGAATTTCGGAATGGGCGACTACTAATAAAGCCTACTGTCGCACGCTAATGAATTTTAATAATGGGATACTAACATTAGCTATTAGCGACCCAGTTAGTAGTCGGTACGTATTAAGCGAAACCTACACTAGTCCCAAACCAATTAAAGTCAAAAAGCAAATCCCTCAAAATCCGACACATTGGTGGATCGAACGAAATAAAGATTATGGTCAGCCGTCAATGCTTCACCGAGGTGAGCTTAACACGGATCCATGGGAACACATGGCTTTCTGGGATGGTACTGATTATAATACTGGTTTTGCTAGATACGAAACTGCTCTAGAAGCAAGTACTACTGAGAAAATCAATCGCGAAGATCAGCGCAATAGTGTGGACATTAAGCCTGCAGAAATTGTGATCGCTACAGCAGAACTTTATGACTCTAGTTTAGTCAATACTCGAATATTCGAGCCCATTACTGTATGCGACGAAAAGTATATTTATGCTGGGGAAATTTCTGGATTTAACTACTCTGGCATTGAACGTTTAAAGATTACAACTGAAGTCCACGTTAAGAAGATTTATTATAAGGAAACAGGGGAAGTGGTGCCGTGGACGCAACTAGAATGATCGAAATAATGGTTCCTGTCGTCACTGCATTACTCGGTAGCTCCGGAATTTGGGCTATTCTTGCTGCTCGAAAAAACCGGCATGATCGAGCTAATGCGCTTTTGCTAGGAATCGCTAGAAATCAAATCATTATGATGGGGAAGATGTATCTTGCACAGGGGTATATCCCGATCGATGAGTACGAGGATTTCTACAACTATTTATACCGTCCGTATATTGATCTCGGGGGAAATGGGATGGGCGAAAAGCTCTATGAGGAAATTTCCCACCTCCCCATGAAGAAACCAGGAGAAAAGAAATAATGAGTAATAAGACTTACGATCGCCTGAAGTGGATTGCACTTATTTTCGTGCCTGCTTTTGCCACATTTGTGAATGTTATCGGTGGAATTTGGGGTATTTCATACTCGGACGAACTCACCGCTACAATCACTGCTGTTGGAGCTTTCATGGGCGCTTGTCTACATGTCAGTTCTAAGACGTATGCCGCTTCAGAAAATGGCGGCACGCTCGTAGTGTCAGGCGAGGGCGATGTATATGCGTCGTTCGACACTGATCCCAAGGAATTGCGCACTGGTGATTCCGTGGCGATGCATGTCAAGAAAGAAAAATAAACACATCATATAATGAGACGCTAATAGAAAGGAGCACTCATTATGATGCACACTGAACGACTCACCGATTACGAAGACCTCGAAAATGAGGCGCTGAATTGGTTGGATGGCGAAAACCCTACCACGCCTGAATACTCTTCTGCTGTCAATAATCTGGAAAAGTTGCATAAACTTGCACTGGACTCACATCCAGTAAAGCGAATGCTTCCTTCTCCCGATAATTTGTTCCGCGGAGCAGTATATCTGCTTGGTTTGGCACTCGTACTCAACTACGAACAGCTTCACGTGGTCTCATCGAAGGCATTTGGTATGCTCGGAAAGCCATAACTTTCTAAAGCTTATCGCTCACAAAAAATAAGTGGGTGATAAGTTTTTGCAAAAAGTACAAGCGATATAATGAGAGAGACAATACTCAAGAAAGGAACTTATCATGTCCATCGATACTGTACTTCTTATCCTCTTGGCTATTTCCACTGTTATTAGCCTGCTTTTGTGGCGCATGGAAAGGAAATCTGTTATAGCCGCCGAGGCCAAAGTTGAATTACTCATGAATATGTTCCGGACCCGTTGGACGACGGATCTGGAAACTATGATTGGGCAGTACAACTCGGTTGTCGAAGCGGTTCGCAGGTTCTATCCTGAAGATGCGAGCAAAGATCAGCGCTTGAACTTGGAAATTGCAGTCACGAGCGAACTTGAAAAGTGCTACGATCGAATTCGCGACGAGAAAAACAAAGACTCTGACGAGATGTGTCGTATTCTCGGTCACATCAAGTGACTATCTCCTATAACCCCTAACACGGGTTATAGGTTTTCATAAAAAGTACGTTCCTTATAATGAGAGACAATACTCATGAAAGGAAAAGACACTCATGTACGTATTCGAAATTCTGTTGATCGTAATACTTTCTATGTTGATCGCATATACTTTGTTCAGTCTGTTCCGTTGGACTACCAGAATCGAAATTCTCGAAAATGTCGAAGCTGATACTTTGTATCATCTACAAAGAATTGCTTCAATCGTAGAGAAATTGAATCTTCTGTTAGATACTAACGGGGACCCCAAAGATATCGAATTGACGCAGGAAGTATTGAGACATTATATCGATGAGTACCGATACGAATGCGCCCCAATGGTGTAAGCCTCTCCTATAACCCCTAACACGGGTTATAGGTTTTCATAAAAATTACGTTTCTTATAATGAGAGACAATACTCAAGAAAGGAACTCATTATGTTCGCATTGGAAGTTACACTAGCTGTATTGGTTCCCGTTTTCATTGCATATGTTATCTACAGAGTACTCTGTTGGAGGAAGGCAAAGAAAGAGCTTGCTGAACTCGACCAAAGAATCGCCGAACTTGAACTTGCTACGGCAAATTCAGCGTTTGGTGGGATGTTCGATGTCCTTCAAGCTTTTGGTGAAGCCACTGCCAAACTGTACCCTAAGGATACCGAGGCAACCCAGGAATCTTCTACAGTTACTAACTGACGACCATCAGCACAAATACGAGCCTACAGGATAGTCCTCGACCTATAACCCCTAACACGGGTTATAGGTTTTCGCAAAAAGCGCAAGCCATATAATGAGAGAGACAATACTCATGGAAGGATCTCATTATGTCTAAGAATACTGCTACGCTTTCCGCGATTGCTATTTCTGCCGCTCTGATTCATGTCGGAGTTTTTGCTGGTAGCCTGCTTGCTACAGTACTTCACAGGAAGTACCGTGGTTGGTCGGTCGACAGCAATGAACTCGACCAGATGTGGGGAGGTACCGTATTGGATAGTGCATTAAGACTTCACAACAAATAGAGATGCGAGAACAAAACTAACTCTCCTCCTATAACCCCTAACAAGGGTTATAGGTTTTCGTAAAAAATACAAGCGATATAATGAGAGAGACAATACTCAAGAAAGGAACTCATCATGCACAAGAAAGTTTCTATTGCTTCAGCAATTGGAATCGCGTATGTGATGTTGAACTTTGGTTACTACATTGGTTCTAAGGCCACTACTCGTTTTTACAAGAAGTGTGTGCGTTGGACCGTTAATGGCGACGAAGTTGAGCAGGCATTTGCGATTGCTGTTTTGCGCAACAATTTGAAGCTGCGCTACGTGCCCCCGGAAGTTACCGAAGACTAACTCTCCTCCTATAACCCCTAACACGGGTTATAGGTTTTCGCAAAAAATACAAGCGATATAATGAGAGAGACAATACTCTAAGAAAGGAAACTCTCATGAACGAAAAGACTTCTGTTAAGACCTCTGACCTTTCGGAACTCGAAGCTAACACTGAGGGCAACCGACAGACCTTTATGAGCAAGACCGTGCGTCGTGCTAAGTCTATTGCGAATGATGCTAAGCCATACATTCCCGCAATTCTTCTTAGCGCCGCTGCCGCGTTCTTGTTCTGGAGGGCTGCCAACGCCCCTGCAACTAGCGAGAATGAGTTCGATTCGGAAGAGACCGAAAACTGATTCTTCTCTTATAGCCCCTAACAAGGGCTATAAGTTTTCGCAAAAAGTACGTTCCCTATAATGAGAGACAATACTCATGAAAGGAACTCATCATGCTTATTTACGTCATTATCTTCTTGCTTTGCGCCCTATCTGTGGGAGTACTTGCTGGACGTACACTGAGAGCGCTTGAACAATCCTATCTTTATCGGAATCGAGCCGAACGAGTCTTGGTCGACGCGATAGAACTTACCTATCTACCGGATCAAGAGCTGGCGGACAATCTGGCCGTTAAAGAGGGACTAACCCGTTAGCGTTCTTAAGAACCCATCCAAGCGGTACTAAAAAAGCTGCTGAGAATGGCTGACTAAGCCCTATTCCCCGAGAGATACTAGACTCTCCTATAACCCCTAACACGGGTTATAGGTTTTCGATGGAGCAATAATATGGTTGAATTGTACATTCATTCCGATTTGAAAGAACTTGAGAAAATTTCAGACATTGACTTGGTCGCAATTTCTGGCGAAACCAAAGGCGCTAAAAGTCCTATTGTGGATGCTGCCATTGGTGTTATCGCCAGTAAAATGCATGGCGAACACCTTCCAATCATGCTCACCGACACCCCATATTCCGGAGATGACATGGAATATAGAGGTGGGACCGGCGAGAAGATCATAATTCCTAAATGGGGATTCGAAATCGCTGCATATTCGTATGCGATTCTTCCAAATCGTGTAATCAAGACCGATCGGGTGAAGCGATTTGATCATATTATTGTCCTCGTGGACTCTTGTGTGTATCACAAAGAGACATACACCATCCCAAACTTCCCTGGGGCATTAGATCTGCACTATATCCCTATCTGGGCACAAAGTGTTTTAGGTCTAGCAGCCTCAGCGGCAATGAATCGACGATAGGAGTCTTTTTTCATGCTGACTTTCTTTCTTCTCTGCCTATGCGTATGGCTGTACGCAACCCGAACCCGATAAAATATCCACAACCTGATAAAAGGAGCAACAATGAACATCACTACTTTCGCCAAGACCGCTATTCAATGGGCAAAGGCAAATCCTCAGATTTGGATCGCTAGCATTGGCGTTGCCAGCAGCGTTATGACCGCAGTTACGTCTGCAAAGGCTCATGCTGAAGCTGTGGCGCATGAACTGGAATACGACGAACCGTCCAAGAACCTTGTCGAATACACCAAGCGTCACTGGAAGACGTATATTCCGGCAGCAGTTTCACTGGGTGTGACGGTAGCATCGATTATTTCTCTGCATAGCGTTGGAATGGCCAAGTACAAGGCTTTGTCAGCTGCGTATGGACTCGCTCAGGTGGATCTCTCCGAACTTCGAAAGGCTGCTCAGAAGGCTAACCTCATTGCACCCCCTGCAAAGAAGAAGGATCGTGAATCTGCACGTGAGGATGCTTCTAGCGAAGGCCAAACAGTGGTTTTCATGGATGAGGAGATCGTTTTCCAAGATGCTTTGTCCGGACGCCTGTTCCGATCGACTCCGGAGAAGGTTCGAAAGGCCTGTAATGAGATTTCTCAGGACACTTTGAACTATGGTCCAGTTTCTCTTAATGATTTCTATTCATATATTGATCTGGACCAGGTCTCTTTCGGCGATGAACTCGGATGGACGCATGGCGTAGTTATCGAACCTGTTTTCACGCCGAAGAATTTGGACGGAAAGCCTGTTCTTTCCGTAAGCTTTAACCCTGCGCCGCAAACCGACTGGTTTCGTCTGTAGTTGGTTTAGAAACCCATTAAATCCATGTGGGCCAGGCTACTGCCTAACCTGCAAAAAACGAAAGGAAACAAAATAATGCAACGCGTAACTGTCACTTACGAAGACTTCGATGGAAACCAGGTTCAGGAAGAGCTTTTCTTCAACCTGTCTAAGGCGGAACTCATTCGAATGGAGCTGAATAATCCCATTCCTTTGAGTGTCATGGCATCTCGTGTTCAGGAGAACCCCGGAGGAATGGACACCTACCGTTTTGCGACATATCTGATCACAAAGGCTTACGGTATGCGAAGCGAGGACGGTCGCCGATTCCATAAGACAGCGGAACAGACTGCCGATTTCGAGACTTCCCCGGCATATGATGCCCTTCTCGAAAAGTTCATGGCAGATACTGATTTTGCAGCTGGTTTCATCGGTGGTATCCTACCTAAGGGTTTGATGGACCAGGCGCAGGATCTTATTAAGGCAAACCCGGGTGCATCCATCGACGAGCTTCGAGCATTGGCAGGACAGCAGAATGACTGACATCAAAGGTACTCCTTCAGTACCTGTTTTTCCGGCAAATTCGGATCGATCTAAGGTCGAGAAATCGACTGAGTCCAAGGTAATTGCCAAAGCAACTGAAAAGAAGAACCGAACTGTCTACAAGGCACTTTCGGATTTCGTGGTATCTGATATTCCTGAAGTTTGGGAGCATCTAGTCATCGATGTCGTTATTCCAACGGCTAAAAGTATGCTTACCGACATGGTGACACAAGGTATTCAGTCTTTGTTATACGGAAATTCTGCACCAAAGACTCGGGGGTCTTATGTTACCTACGGAAGTCGTTCAACTTCAAGTTACGCTCGCGCGTCATCCCCTGTAACCAGCAGGTCTCAGACACGTTCTGTGGATCGAATTCGTGATTTGGAATTCGAGAGTGCCCAGGACTTGCGAGATATGCTGGCATTCATCGCTGAAGTATTCGACGATCGTGAAGTTCTGACAGTGGCCGAACTTAAGGAAGCAGCCGGTCTTAAAGTGTCTTATGTAGACGATAGATGGGGCTGGGGTAGGGAAGCCAATTTCCGATCCGTAGTTGATCGAGGTCGACAGGTGCTTCTCGTGCCGTCACCAGAACCTTTGAGCTAAATTTTAAGGAGCATATTCAAAAATGTCACTTACAACTATCATTCATACCATGGGCGCTCGTATCGTTCGCAACGCCCCTACTATTTTGTCAGTAGCTGCATCCGCAGGTGTTGTTGCGACTGGATATCTGGCCTATAAAGCTGGAAACGAACTGTATTCGGTAAAGACTAAGTATGAGAATGCTATGAAGGAATACCCGGACCCGTCAACGGAGCGTGCAACTACTCTCAGGAAGCAATTTCTTTGGGACACTGCTAAGATTCTCGCTCCTACCGTGATTTCCGGAGCTGCAACTGTCGGTTGTATTGTCTGGAGTAACCACCTAGCTACCAAGCAAATCGTAGCTATTACGGGAGCCTACAAGTCGCTCGAGACTGCTTTCAAGACCTATCGGGAAAAGATGGTCGAAGCCGTTGGCGAGAAGAAAGTCAACGAAATCATGGCGCGTCCTATCGAACTCTCATTGGATAGCCCTGATTACAAGAAGATCAGCGAACTCGAGAGCGTGTATGGAATGATTGAAGATGTCTTCAAGGCTTCTCCATACGCCCGCCTGATCGATGACACTTCAACCGTCTGGGATCCAAGTGAAGACTACCTCTTCATGAATATTTCTGCGGTTCAGAATTGGGCAAATCGAAGGCTTCGCACTAAGGGCCATCTATTCCTGAATGAGGTATACGATCAGCTCGGTGTTTCTCGAACCCCCGAGGGGTCTGTATGCGGTTGGATCGCAAATTCTGAAAACGGCGACGGTTATGTTGATTTTGGCAATCCAGAATCATGTGCCTGGCGATACTATGACGGTGTTCGCAAGCACGACGTGACCGAATGCGTTTTGGATTTCAACATCGACGGCGTTATTTGGGATCAAATCTAATATGGACTACACTTCATGGTTAATCGAAGAAGGTTGCCTTGAAGCGTATACCAAACTCGCTCTAGGGTGGGACAATATTCCATTCGATTATTATCCTGATTGTGATGCACCTCGAATTGAGCAGTGCACTCGGATTCGGGATGAATATTCTGATCGACTGGAAAAGCCCTGCCCTAGAACGGGTCCGCCTAGCTTTTTAGAATTTTTCGTCTCTAGTCTAGATGCATTAAGCACTATGATGTATATGGATAAAGAACGAATTTCTGAAGGTTTGCTGATGAATTTAGGCGTAGATTATTATATGGACGCTATATCGTCTCCGGTAGTAATTGCTGAATCTGCACTGGATAGTGCTGAGCGAGTAATTTCTAGGAGCTACTCTAAAGACGGTAGGGGCGGCCTATTCCCTGTCTATGGGGAAGATACTTTAACTATGCCATTATTCGTTCAGATGGCTAAGTGGGCTAATTGGTATGATTCAAGGTGACAAAAATGGATTTCTACAGTTTAAAGATCAAAAAGACTCAGAGAAGTCGGCAAGCTTATCCTAATTTTATCAACGGATATAGCCAGGATATTATGATCCGTGATGGAAATTTCGTTGCGGTTTGGGACGCCGAAAAAGGTCTGTGGAGTTTTGACGAAACCGTAGTTATTCGCGACGTCGACCGAGATGTTTCTGAGTTTGCGCAAGAACGCTCAGAACCGGACGATCGAGTTATTCCCTTGCTTTGTGCTGATGACGACAGCGGGGTCTGGAAGAAGTTTAATCTTTGGGTTAAAAATATGGTTAACACCGACCATCCTTTGGATCGAACTCCTATTTTCCAGGACTCTATCGTTCGTAAAGAGGACTATGCCTCTTACCGCCTGCCCTACACTCTTACGGATACCCCTCCAGACCATTGGAACAAGATGGTTGGGACCTTGTATGATCCATCCGAAAAAGAGAAGATCGAATGGTGTATCGGAAGTGTGTTGACTGGTGCTAGCCGTAAGATTCAAAAGTTCTTTGTATTTTACGGAGAGCCTGGTTCAGGTAAGTCCACCATTATGAATATTATGGGTGATTTATTTGGAGAGTATGCTACTGCCTTCAATTCTGAAGGTCTGGGTAATCTCAGCAACAGCTTCGCAATGAGTGATTTTGCAGAAGACCCTCTAGTTGCGATCGAACATGATGGTGACTTGAGTCGAATTGAGACCAATGCCCGATTGAACTCAATCATTTCGCATGAAAAGATGATCGTGAATGAAAAGTTCAAGAAGCAGTATCAGCTGCGTATCACCACCATGCTGATCATGGGTACTAACTCTCCAGTTAAAATCACCGATGCAAATTCGGGAATTCCTAGGCGTCTGGTTGATATTCGTCCATCAAATCGACTATTTTCGATCGATGAATACCATCAGCTGATGGAAGGTATCTCAGGCGAACTTGGTAGTATTGCTCAGCAGTGCATCGAGGTTTTTAAGTCTTTGGGTCCTAATTATTATAAGGACTATCGCGCTAACGATATGCGCGAGGAGACTGATCCTATTTACAATTTCGTTTTAGAAATGTATGATGATTACTGCGAAGCAGAATACGTGAGTTTGGTTAAAGCATATGAAGATTACAAAGCATATGCCGAAACAACAAACTTGCGATGGGTAGCTCCTCGATATGTTTTTCGTAGGGAGCTCCGCCATTATTTCGAAAAGTATCATGACCGATATCGGAAAGACGACGGAAGGGTTCGTAGTGTCTTCACAGGATTCCGGAAAGATTTATTCGTATCTGTGGTCCCTATTCCCGCTCCTATACATGATGAGAGCAATTTTCTGGAACTCGCGTACTACGAAAACGATGAGTTCGATCGCATTTTTGCGGAGCAACCCGCACAGCTTGCAACTGAGGATGGCGCTCCACAATACAAATGGGAAAACGTTGAAACAACGCTCAGAGACATCGACCGTAACGCGGAACATTTTGTTCGGTTACCCGACGTTTATATTGCCATCGATTTCGACCTCAAGGATCCGGAAACTGGCGCAAAAGATCTGGGACGAAATCTGAAGGCTGCTTCAGCTTGGCCTCCTACCTACGCTGAAGTATCCAGAAGTGGACAAGGACTGCATCTTATTTATAAGTATGATGGTCCCGAAACGCTTTCTGAATACGCGCCTGGGATTGAGATCAAGCGTTTTCACGGAAAAGCTTCCCTTAGGAGGAGATATTCCTTATCGAATGACCATGTAATCTCAAATTACGAGGGTATTCTCCCTATGAAAAGAGTTAAGATGATTAATAGTAAGCATGTCGAATCCGAGAACCATCTTCGGGTTTTGATCGCTAAGGCATTGCGAAAAGAAATTCATCCGGACACCTCGTCATCTATCGACTTCATTAAGGCTATTTTGGATGATGCGAAATCCTCTGGGATGGTCTATGACGTCACTGATGCGCGGCCAGCGGTTATTTCTTTCGCAGCTAAGTCTACGAACCAAGCTCAGCGTTGTCTGGCTCTGGTGAAGGAGATGGCATTTTCATCTGCGGATGAAGAAGTTCCAGTGCAATCCGATGATGGTGGACCTATGACATTTTTCGATGTTGAGGTCTTCCCTAATCTGTTTGTGGTCGTGCATAAAGAAGTTGACGGCGATCCCAAGTCTTTGGTCAACCCGAGTCCATCGGATATTCGTATGTTGATGGACCGAAAGCTTGTTGGGTTCAACAACCGGAACTATGACAACCATATTCTGTATGCGGCAAGTCTCGGATACTCTAACGGAGAACTATATCGTTTGAGTAAGCGCATTATCGATGGTGATCGAAATGCCAAATTCAGAGAAGCGTATTCGGTTTCATATACGGATATTTACGATTTCTCATCCAAGAAGCAGTCGCTTAAGAAGTGGGAAATCGAGCTGGGTATTCACCACCAGGAACTGGGTCTGAAGTGGGATGAACCCGTTTCCGAAGACCTTTGGGACACGGTTGCGGACTATTGCGAAAACGATGTAGTCGCTACTGAAAAGGTATTTGACCATCTGGCAGACGATTGGCAGGCTAGAAAGATTCTGGCGTCGATCAGTGGTCGGAGCGTCAATGACTCGACAAATACGCACACTTGTGCTATTTTGTTCGGTCAGGATCGCAACCCGCAAAGCAAGTTTGTTTACACAGATTTGTCTACCATTTTCCCTGGATACAAATACGATCCATACGAAGGCAGCAGCTATCGTGGAGAGGATCCTGGCGAAGGTGGATATGTCTACGCCGAGGAAGGGTATTACGAAAATGTCGCCCTTCTGGACGTTGCCTCTATGCACCCCACATCTCTGATCGAACTGAATGCATTTGGACCATATACTCAGAAGTTCAAAGAACTTACGGAGGCCCGTATTGCCATTAAGCATGGCGACATGGAAGCTCTAGGTAAGCTCTTTGATGGACAGCTTCTGGAGTTGGCAAAGAACAACGATCATACCAAACTTGCGTATGCTCTTAAGATTGCCATCAATTCGGTGTATGGCTTGACATCTGCGCATTTCGATAATCCTGCAAGGGACCCTCGAAACGTAGACAATATTGTTGCCAAGCGAGGCGCCTTATTTATGATCGATCTAAAGCACTATGTTCAGGAAGAACTTGGTGCTACGGTTGCTCATATTAAGACAGACTCAATCAAGATCCCGAACGCTACGGATGAGATCATCCAGAAGGTTCTCGATTTTGGTAAGCGTTATGGCTACACATTTGAGCACGAGGCGACTTACGAGCGGATGGTTCTGGTGAACAAGGCAGTTTATATTGCCAAGTACAAAGAGCCACACTCGGGAGAATGGGTTGCTGTAGGAAAGCAGTTCCAAGAGCCGTATGTGTTCAAGAAGTTGTTTGCTAATGAGCCTATCGAATTCGAAGACTACACGCAGACCCGTCAGGTAAAGACGGCAATGTATTTGAAGTTCGAAGACGGTAGTACTCATTACGTCGGACGAGTCGGATCGTTTGTTCCGATTAAACAGGGCTTCGGCGGGGGTGTGCTCCTTAGGGAGAATGCCTCTGGCGAAATCAAAGACAGTGTAACTGACACGAAAGGATATTTCTGGAAAGAAGCAGAAGTCGTTAAGTTCCTCGGCGAAGAGCAAAATGTGGATACATCCTATGCTGAAAATTTAGCCGATGAAGCACGTAAAACCATTGAACAATTCATTGATTTCGATCAATTCACAACCAATTAGAAAGTAGAAATATGTCTGATAACTTGTCTCCTATCTCAATCTCGTCCGCAAACATTTTCTTCCTCAACTTTAGTGGAAAGCCCTCTCGTTACAATAAGGATGGTAATCGTGATTTCGCTGTTGAAGTACCTGCAGAAATGGTATCCGACCTTCAAGCAGACGGTTGGAACGTTAAATTCCGTAAGGATCAAGATAAAAACCCTGATCCTGAACGCCCTTACCTCACTGTAAAGGTTCGCTACGGGTTCCGTCCTCCGGCAATTTGGATGATTGTTGGAGATACCAAGACGTTACTCACCGAAGAGTCTGTTGGTATTCTGGATAATGCCGATATTTCGAATGTCGATCTCGTTGTTCAGCCTCGACCCTACGATATCGGTGGCTCTACCGGAGTGGCTGCATACGTCAAGACGATGTATGTGACCATTGCTCCGGATGAGTTCTCCGAGCGTTACGCGGATCTTGAAATTCGTTAGTAGGTAACTATGGATACGACACTGCGCCCTCTCCCCGGTTTTTCGTCTTATGGCGTTACCGAGGAGGGGGCTGTGGTGAATGTCCGTACCGGATATTCACTAAAGCCGTTTAAACGCGGAAAGAATTATTTGTACGTTCGGTTGTACACTGGAAAAGGCACCGAATCAATCGAACGCTCTGTGGCAGCATGTGTGTGGGCTGCCCATCATCGTAGGTGGCCTCCAAAAGGCCAATACGTGTGCCATGTAGATGGTTTTCTAGAAAACAATCGAATCGATAATCTTTACCTTGGAACGCGGGCTGAAGTAGCTAGGACTTCGGCTAGGCGGTCTGCAACCATTTATCAAAGGTATATCGATGAAGTTACCGAAGAGATAAACTCTATCTTGGGACTCGATTAAATTTCAAAAGAGAGCACGGAATGAATGATTTTTTAGATCAAATCTGCCTAGGACTTCGAAACATTGGCAGAGCAATTAGCAAGGCATTCGATTTTTGTCTGGATTGTTGTATAGATGGATTCTACGTAGTAGCCGACGCGCTTGGTTACATTCTATCTATTCCAGTTGCTATTTTCGATTATATTTGCATTCGAGCCGAAAGGGCTGAGTTTAAAAATGAGCAAAGCAAAAACGACCATGGAACTGTTGCCGCATTCACTGCTGGCAGTGAGGAACGCGAGCCAGGAACTTGTAAATATTGTTCTGGAGAGCATTGCGGATTGGATGAATTTAAACCTCAACGGGAATGAATACGAGTATTTTCCTCCTTATGACGAGTGCTATGCCAATATGGATAAGATGGGAGGCGAGTATACAGCATATATTCGCTTCTTCGATTTCAAGGCGGATAGCGTATATCCAGACATCGTATTCCGAGCACCGAGAATTCATATTACTCTAACATGCGAACTCGCGAACGGTCATCACTGGGTCTTGCGGGGAGAACTGATCTCTAGCCCCTATGCTCGCCAACTTATATTTTTAGGCGAGTACAAAGACTGCTGTAATGGAGATCATGTAGACTGCTTCACCACTTCAGAAGTGTACGCTACTCTAGAGAAATGGTTTGTGATACCATGGCGCTAACAGAACATTACCGAGGGTGGGAAGACCGTGAAGACTATTTCACCCATGGCGGAAAGATTTATGAAATTTCCAACCGGAATTGGATAGACGTCATTGACGTTTTAAAGCAATTATCGTATGGTTATTATTGCGATCTTACAGATATCAAGAGAGGGACTGGGAATACTTCTGGTTTGATTGAGATTTGCAACGGCTGGTTATATGGAGAAATACGCTGGGATATTAGAGATCCTGTTATGCACAACTACGGACTCCAGTACGAAATTGAGATCAACGAAAATTTCACAAAAGCGTATTTCGAGCTCCACGAAGGTGTTCTACTTCCTATCGATACTTCGTATATTCCATCGATCATGGATTATTTGACGTTTAAGTTCCCTGGATGTGCCATCATGACTAAACGTATTCATACGTTTGACTATTACCAATACGCAATTTAGATAAAGAGCATGAATTACATGATTATGAAAACATGAGCTAATAATATTAAGGAGTTATCTTAGTGTCGATATACCATAATTCATTTAATATTCCTGATAATGCGACACTAGCCTCATTCGATTTCGAAGATTACGGGCGTGTAACTGAGGCACCTAGACCAATATCATCCCGTTTGGTTGGTATTATCATGAGTGCTCTTAGGGATCCGTTAAAGTACCAAAAATCTAGCTTTGAGGCTTTAGTACATTTTAACGACGGTTTTCTTCCTGGAAACATTGGCGACGGATCATTTTCAGTGTCTATCGACGGCGTTGTAGAGGGTGAAGAAATTCATTCGTACACCGTTGAGAATACGAGTCATCAAGATTACCGTCCATATGCATACGACTTGCATAAAATTCCTATTAAGTATGGCGGCGAGACTCATACTTTCACGAGTCCGGATGGATGGATTTTCCGAGCTGTATATAATAGTCTCTACCCAATGAATGGGAAAATTATTCAAACACTTGTCTATGGCGCTACATCTATTGAGTGGGCGCCTAGCTTTAGTGTTGAGGATATTCAATTCTTTAAGAGACTATTGGTAACAATATCACCGGACGAGGATGATGGGTTCGATCATCTGTGAGCAAAGCAAGCGTTACTACGTTTGAATATTATACATACGCAATTTAGCTAGAAAGGATATATAATGGCAGAATTGCAGCGAATCAAACTTCAACCTGGCGATCTGGCTAGGTACATGAATACTTGGAAGGAAAAGCCCAAGGCTCTCAATGTTGGCGCAGGTAGTCGCTATACGGGTCCCAGTCCGATTATGAAGAGTACATATGGACCAAGCGATAGCCAGACCACTAGTACTCTGATTCAGGACCTCTTGCGCGGGAACAAGGACGATCCTAAAAACCGGTTCAGCATCAAAATTGATGTTAACAAGGGCGTATTCGATGCTTCTCGAGGTAACGGATCTGTGGATATCGTGGTGGAAGGTTATATCGACGGTATTTACACATTCGCCCACCAGACGGATTTTAGCCAAGTTAATACCGACTATATTCATCGCAAGTTCACGGTGTACGATTTCCTGTTCATTCCGATCATTTCTGGAACGAACCAGATGCTACTTGAAAGTTCCGATGGGCGTCCATTGTTCCGAGGGGTTGTATACGGTGATTCGGTTAATGTGTCGAGTACCATGTATATTTACTCAGTGTTCGCCAATATTTCGAATCCGTATGATTTCGAAGAGTCGGAAACCAGTAAGTATATTACTTCCGTTTCTAGGAACGTCGGTCTGTACAACGAACGGGCTCTAACCAACATGGACTTCAAGATCTTGGTCGACATGATCAAGAACAGTGCAAACTAATACGGTTAGGAAGGATTTATTATCGTGGCTGTATACCATAACTCTTACCAGATCCCTGACGATGCTAAACTCGCGTCGTTTAACTTCGAGAAGTGTTTCCATTTGACGGAACTCCCTCAGCCAACATCATCTCGTTTGACAGGGATTCTGACGGATATTCTGAAGAACCCGTTGAAGTACCGAAACACCCAAATTAGTGCTCAGGTGCATAACAACGACGGATATCTTCCTGGAAATACTGGCGACGGAACCTTCTCGATCTCTCTTGAGGGCGTCGTTGAAGGTGAGGGAATTAATTCATACACCGTTGAACAAACCGATAAGCGGGATTACCGTACCTACGTGTATGACTTGATTGAAGTGCCGATCACTTATTCGGGATCGGATCACACTTTCACTAGCCAAGACGGATGGATTTTCCGAGCTGTTGTCAATGAAGAGGCGCACGTCTCCGGAGGGGGCCCTATCCTCAAGAAAATCTTAGAGAAGGCCGCCGCGATCGAATGGGCTCCGAGTTTTACGGTTGAAGACATCACATTCTTCACCAATATTCTTAAGCAGGAAGTGGAGGATTACCTGTGAGCGAGATTAGTGTTATTTCGGATGAGCTTAAAGCCCTAATGCGAGATGGAAAGCTCCCATTTTACAGGCAGGAGGGCGGCGCAAACGAGATTGGAAACATCAAGCTCGGACCTAGCATGTTCCAAAATCTCTTTGACGCAATTAATTCCGTATATGGTTGGTCTTCCGAAAAGCCCAGTACTCTCTATATTACTTTCGATGGTAGGTTGCTTCCGTCGGATGAATTTATGAAGAGTCAAGGCTGGATGGATAACGATGGTTATATGACTCCTAAGGGTCGATACAACATCTTCAAGCGCCATTACGGAATCGAATTTGCTACGCATCTGTACGGAAGCCCGGCCAAGGCTATGGACGGAGAATATTCCGAGCATACCGTAGTTTACACATCGTTCAACGTCGAGGGAGCTAATCGAAACCTGGATTCGGAGAGCCTCCCCGAGGATCAAAGGTGGCTTGCTCGTGTCTCGCGTTACTACCTCTTCACTGAGGAAGGAATGCGTATTCAGCATCAGGTTCCGCCTACGGTTGTGATCAATCCGCTCATCGCTGAGGCAGATCGAGAGATTCTATATCGCTCGCTGACTGACCCCCTGCCGATCCCTGTTCACACTGCAGAATCGATGTAATGGGAATTTTATTCTCGCATCAAGAAGAGGCCTTAGGTCGTCTCGAAAACGGCAAAATTTTAGTCGGTGGCGTTGGCTCCGGCAAGTCGTTAGTAGGGGCGGCCTGGGCTTCTTCTATGGACCGTGACGTGTATGTTATAACCACTGCTCGAAAACGGGATCTCAAAGAATGGGAATCCGAGTTTGATCTTTTGGGAGGATGCCGAACCAAGTTGACAGTGGCTTCGTGGAACCAGATTAAAAACTATTCCGAAGTATATGGAGCTACTTTCATTTTCGACGAGCAACGTCTTATTGGAAATGGAACTTGGGTCAAGTCATTTCTAAGAATCGCCAAGCGAAACAAATGGATTTTGCTGTCGGCAACTCCTGGAGACACTTGGATGGATTATGTTCCTGTTTTCATCGCTAATGGTTATTATCGAAACCGTACCGAGTTTTTAGATAAACACGTGGTATGGGATCGATTCGCTAAATATCCTAAGGTGTCTAGATATGTTCAAACCGATTTACTGGAGGCTCGACGACGAAAGGTTGTCGTTCCGATGCCAGTAGATCGACATACTAAAAGAAACAGGGAGTATCTATTTTTGCCCTATGACAAAGATATATATACCCTGGTTCGAAAGACTCGACAGGATCCAGACTCTGGTGAGCCTCTTCTGAATGCTGCTGGTTTATGCCTGGCTTTGCGAAAGGTTTGCGAAAATCCAACGACCAGAGTACAGTATGTATTAGATATCTATAAGAAAAGTAAACGTATCGTAGTTTTCTATAATTTTGACTATGAGCGAGAACATTTGTTAGCGCTCGCGGGAGAAGCTACAGTTGCCGAATGGAGTGGTCATGCGCATGAAAGTATCCCTGATACAGATGAATGGATTTATCTAGTTCAGTATACTGCAGGCGCTGAAGGTTGGAACTGCACCCTTACTGATACGATAGTTTTCTACTCTTTGAACTATTCGTGGAGGATTTTGGAGCAGTCAGAGGGGCGAATTGACCGTATTAATACCCCCTATATCAACCTAAAATACTTCTATTTGGCCACAAATTCATCGATCGACAAGGGAATTCTAGAGGCAATCCAGACGAAAAAGGCGTTTAATGAGCCCGTTTTTGTGCAAAATTACCTCTAAATTGTGGCCCAGTTTTGGTTTTGAAAAGTGGGCCAAAGGTTGGAAAAAGTGGGTCATTTTCTAGAAACCTATGAATTTCCTGTGAATTTCCTGTGAATGTTATCAAAATGTTATAATTTGGCCCACTTTTAGTGGGTTTTGGCCCACTTTTGGCCCACTTTTAGTGGGTATACTTTTCGTTGCAATTTCAAGGAAAAGTCGGTGTTTGGCCCACTTTGCCCACTTTTTTTTAATTAATATAAAAATTTTTTTTATTTTATATATAATTAAATAGAAATTAGTGGGCTTTTTGGGCCAAGCACTATTTTGATGAATTTTTGATACAGTGGGTAAAGAAAAGGAGAATAAACTTTGGCTATAATGGAAGAATATGCAAACGGGGCCCAATTGCCTCTGGGAATTTTGACTTTAGGAAAGATCTTATGGGCCGAACTGAGAACATCTATCAACGCTCGCTCATCAAGCGACTGAAGGAAGAAATCCCAGGGTGTATAATTTTAAAGAATGACCCCAACTACATTCAAGGTATTCCTGATTTACTTTTGTTGGTCGGAGACCGATGGTTCGCTTTGGAAGTGAAACGATCGGCTTCTGCTCCGCACAGACCTAATCAGGATTACTACATTGATCGCATGAATGAAATGAGTGCCGCATATTATGTCTACCCCGAAAACGAAGACGAAGTCATTGATGAAATTCTTCGATCACTCTGAGCTTTCTGGAAGCCACGCTTTTCTCAGCGCTAGTAAGTACCATTGGTTGAACTACGATGACGAGAAGCTGCTTAAGGTTTTTGAAAACTCTCGGGCTGCCCAACTGGGTACTGAACTACATGCCCTAGCTTCAGAGCATATTAGGCTTGGAGTACCAATGCCTGATACTGACGATAGTATTTGTAAATTCGTTAATGATGCTTTGGACTATGGGATGTCTAGCGAAGTGGTTCTGTTCTATAGTTATTATTGCTACGGAACTGCAGACGCTATCAGTTTTGATGGGGAGCTCCTTCGAATTCATGATTTGAAGACTGGGACTGGAAAGACATCAATGAGTCAGCTTGAAATCTATGCTGCCTTATTCTGTCTGGAATACGACATGGCCCCCGACATGGCTATCCAGTTGCGAATCTATCAAAACAATTCTGTGACCACCCATGTACCCGATGCCGACCGAATTCAAAGCATTATGAAAAAGATTGTCGCATTTAATTCATTATTGGAAGGACATGCCAAATGATCATCACTCCGAATGAAGATGAATTAGCGCACATCGGTATTATCCGTCGTTCCGGAAGATATCCTTGGGGTTCTGGTAAGGATCCATATCAGCGATCGGTTACATTTCAGTCCCTCGTTAAGGATCTTCAATCCAAGGGGATGAGCGAAGTCGAAATTGCTCGAGGCTTCGGAATGACCACTACCGAATTTCGTGCTGCTAAGAGTGCGGCTAAGACAGCCCGCCAAGCAGAAGAAATTGCACTGGTTCGAAAGCTCGATGCCAAAGGAATGTCTCAATCTGCCATTGCAGAACGTTTGGGAATTTCTGGAGGCACCGTCCGTAATTATTTGAAGCCCGATTACGAACATCGAGCAACCGAAGCCAAGAAGACTACCGACTTTCTTAAGGCTGAGGCAGATAAGCACAAGTACATCGATATTGGTTCTGGTACTGAGCTAACTCTTGGTATCAGTGCGACCACTCTAAAGATGTACACAGAGATGATGAAGGAGCAAGGATATACAGTTGAAGAGATTCATATTCCTCAGCTGGATAATCCTAAGCAAACTACCACCACTCGAGTGCTGTTAGCTCCCGGAGTCTCCAAGCGTGACGCTGTTGTTAACATGGGCGACATCCATGTTCTTGGCGTACGCACTGCGGAGGATGGAACTCGCTTATCTTTGTTACCTCCCAAGTCCGTGTCTAGTAAACGAATTTCGGTTCGGTATGATGAAGACGGCGGAAGCGACATGGACGGCGTTATTGAACTTCGTCGAGGGGCTAAGGATTTGTCATTAGGCAAGTCTAATTATGCACAGGTTCGTATTGCTGTGGATGGTACCCACTATTTAAAGGGGGTTGCTGTTTACGCAGACGATCTTCCCAAAGGTGTTGACATTCGTTTCAATACCAACAAGAAGAAGGGCACGCCTCTTATTTCCGATGACGGCGACTGCGTGCTTAAGAAGATGAAGTCTGACCCGGATAATCCGTTTGGTGCTACAATCCGTAGACAAGTCATGCAGACAGTCAATGGTAAGTCAGAACTTTCCCCATTGAATATTGTCAATGAGGAGGGGAACTGGGCAGACTGGAAGAAGGCATTACCTTCTCAGTTCTTGTCTAAGCAACCTATTACTTTGGCTAGGCAGCAGCTTCGCAAAGCAGCGGATAGGAAACAGCAAGCATTTGATGAAATCATGCGACTCGAGAACCCTGTTCTTAGGAAGCGGATGTTGTCTGATCTTGCTGACTCATGCGATAGTTCTGCTTTGAACCTACAAGCCGCTGCATTACCGCGTCAAGCATCATTCCTTATTTTGCCGGTTCCTACACTTAGTCCTAAAGAAGTGTATGCTCCGCATTTTAGGGATGGCGAGAAGGTAGCGCTTGTTCGTTATCCGCATGGAGGAACCTTTGAGATTCCTATAGTTACCGTTAACAATAAACATGCAGGAGCCCGACGAACTTTAGGTGCTAGCCCACTAGACGCAATCGGCATTCATCCTAAGGTAGCTGCTCGACTATCCGGAGCGGACTTCGACGGGGATACTGTCACTGCGATTCCAGCTGCTGATGTTCATAAGATTCGTTCTACATCACCTCTAAAAGGATTGGAGGGGTTCAACCCATCTCGAGCATATCCCCGTCGTGAGGGTATGCCAGTGATGACAGAGCGAACTAAGGGCATTGAAATGGGGAAGGTGTCTAACCTCATTACTGATATGACCCTTAAGGGGGCTAGCGAAGCTGAATTAGCCCGGGCCGTTCGACATTCGATGGTTGTAATTGACGCTGTGAAGCACAAGCTAGACTACAAAACATCGGAGGCGGATAACGGGATTAAGGAGCTTCGCGATAAGTATCAGAATGGGGGCAAGGCATCTACGATTGTTTCCCGGGCTAGGAACCCTCAACGTATCCCTGAGCGCAAGCTTAGGTCTGCTGCTAAAGGCGGGCCTATTGATCCTAAAACGGGGCGCAAGGTTTACGAAGAGACCGGCTCTAGTTATACGGTCATCAAGGAGTTTAAGACTAAACCCCCGGAGCTTCGCACCGTAAAGAGAATGATCGAAGTTCCCCAAATGGATTTGGTTAGTGACGCACACAAACTTTCTAGTGGGACCCCTATGGAAGGTTTGTACGCGGACTATGCTAATGAAATGAAGGGGCTGGCTAGTAGAGCTCGTCGTGAAGCGCTCACTACTCCCAGCATTAAACGATCCCCTAAAGCTGCCCAAGAATACGCAGTTGAAGTGGAGCAACTTAATGCTGCGGTTAAGCGTTCGCTGGGGAATGCCCCCCGAGAGAGGCAGGCCCAATTGATTGCAGGTGGCGTTGCCAAAGCTAAGATAGCTGCTAACCCAGATCTAAGCAAAGACGACAAGGCCAAGATCAGGCACCAAGCCCTCCTAGCAGCTCGAGAGAGAACAGGTGCATCTAGAGCGGCGTCTCAGTTCCAGCTGACCGATCGGCAGTGGGAAGCCATTAAGGAAGGAGCTATCTCTAATGCCATGTTAGAGGCTGTGGTTAGGTATGCAGAACCTGAACGTCTTAGGGAACTGGCTATGCCTAAAGAGAAACCAAAGCTTTCTGCTAACACAATCAGTAGGGCTAGAGCCATGGCTCGTAATGGTTCTACTACATCTGAGATTGCGGATGCTCTTGGTATCTCGACCGCCTCGGCTCTGGATGCATTAGGTAGGTGATCAACACATGAGATACTTGACAACACAAGACAATCCATACGATCCACTCGAACAACCTGACGAATGGTACAACTTTGACACTGTCAATGGTTACAATACTTACGGTCTGCTAGCTAGAGTGAGTCATACCTCATCTGAGTTACCTCAAGAACTCAACAATGATGAGATTGAAGCTGCAATCGATTGGGTTTTGGAGTGGAATCCAACGGGAAACTACATCGTAGTCGAACATGATGAGTAAAATTGACGCATTTGCGTCGGATGTATAGGGGTTTTGTCTCTCTATGGGGAGGGGGTCCGGTGCTCTCTCCCCACCCCCCTATGCATA